TTCCATTTTTATCTTCTTTATTATTTTCAATTCTTCCTTTTATTCCAACAATATCACCAGTCATTAAATATTCAATTGCTTTTCTTGCAATACTTTCATATAATAGAATGTTTATAAAATCGGTTTCATATATTCCTTCTTCGTTTTTATAACTTCTATTGACTGCTATTGTCAATGTTGTATATTCCTTTCCTTGATTGTCATTTTTTAATTCAGTTTTTTTTGCTACTCTTCCAACTAGCATTAATGTGTTCATCATTTTTTCTTCCTTTCATATCTCAAGCATTTAAAAATACTTGACTTTTTTTTTATTTTTCGTATAATGGAAGAAGAAAAAGGCATTTATTTCGCTTTTTTCAAAAATCACATATCACAATATTATTGTGATTGTGTAAAATCCTTATGTCGTTTAAGTGTAGCTGTTCAATTCAACACTTAACGACTTTTTTTTATTTTCCACTTAGTCAACTCCTTTCATTTTTTGGATTTTCCAATTAATAAAATTCGTTTTTCTTCTTCCTGTGTATAGTATGTCTTAATTTTCCATACTACAATATAATTATAGCATACTTGACACATTTTGTCAATGATTATTTTTAATGATTTCCTTGATATATAAGGGAAAAATGACAATTTAAACACTTGATTACTTGACACTTTTTTAGTTGTTTTTTTATTGGTGATCGTGTTTAATTATTGGTGAGATATGGGGGGAGAGAGATAACAAGTTTTTTTGTGTGTTTGATAGATTATAAATAACAATATCTTTTATAAAAAGTGTTGTTATTTTTTTTGTGTCAATTTATCATTATTCAATTATATGTATTAAATGTCGTTTTTTCCTTGATTTATAAGGGGTTTATACTAGGTTAAAAAGGAACGTTTTGCCACCCATTCCCTATTTTGAGAGGTGCAGGGGGCATAGTTTTACCCCCATAACCATACCAAAAATGACAAAAGACCGATTAAAACGTGAAAAAAATTTAAAAAATGTGAATAATGCTAGTGAAATGAAAGTGAACAGAGTGATAAAGTGTGAAGTGTGAAAGCGAAAAGGTGAGAAAGAAAGTAAGCAATAGGAACGACAGTAATGTGTATTTCACCTGTAGAGGGATATAAATTAAAAAATATATAAATTATATATATATTAAAAGGGAAAAGTATGAATTTATAAAAGTATCACGAATGACACGAAAAGTATAAAAAAAGTGTCATTTACTTAAAAAATGTAAAGTGGTGTAAAGTGAGGTAGTGATATGAGTAAGAAAATAGATAGAATGTTTGAAACATGTGATTGTGATTGTGATAATTGTGGAAATACAGTAATTGTTGGTTCAATGAATATGAGAAAGGTAAAAAGGGCATTAAAGAAAAAAGGATGGATTATAAAAAGATCAAGAAAAGAAGAATGTGATTTTTGTTGTAAAGAGTGTTATGTGAAATATAAAAATGGACAATATTAAAAATGTCTAAGAACAAATCATTATATGTAGTAGATGAGAATGGGGAAATATTAGACACTCTGGAATCAATGAGTTCATATACAAAATTGGATTATGGAGATAAAGTGATTAGAAAAGGTGCTATTAAGTATTTAAAAGATTCCTTTGATATAAAATATCATTTTATAAAAGTAAATCCAATTATATATGATGAAATTGCAAATAAATATCCAATAGTGAACACTTTATTAAAATATGTGGGATATATGGATGGGATTTTATCATATAAAAATGGACGATATGTTAAATTGAAAGATATTCACAAATTATGTGATGTTAGTGAATCAACAGTTAAAAGACAAATTAAAGGATTAATGGATATTGATGTAATACATAAAAAAAGAGATTTTAGGTTAAAACAAAATTATTATGTATTTAATCCATATGTGGCATATATTGGTAAAAGAATTGACTTGGAATTATACGATGAATTTAAGTTAAGTGAATATAGTAGTCGTTGTGAAGAATGGATGAAATAAGAGGTGTAGTTATGTATGATAATGAAATAAAGGACAGCTTATATGATTTATATAATTCTTATAATCATCATAAAAAATTATTCCAATTTTATCAAAGTCATAAAAGTATAAAAAGTGAAAACGACATAAGGGAAAGAATTAATTATATTGCAAAAAATAAAGTAAAGCAAAAAAGCGAAATAGAAACATTGTTATGGGTATTAGGTGAAAAAATAAATGACATTGACAATAAAACAAAAGATATTGCTTGAATGTATTGAGTGGTTTATTAAAGAAAATGGTTATAGTCCAACATATAGAGAACTTGCAGATTTATTAAAATGTAATGTAAGACCTATCTTTGAAAAATGTATTATCCTTGAAAAAAAAGGTTATATTACAACTACCAATGGAAAGTCAAGAACAATAAGAGTTTTAAGGAGTATAGAAAGTGATACACAAAAATATAGTTAGTAATAAAATCCAATGTAAGCATTGTGGTGATATTATTGAAAGTAAAACAGTTCATGATTATAAAACTTGTAAATGTGGAAAAGTATCAGTTGATGGTGGATTGTATTATTTAAAAAGAAGGTTTCCATCACTTCCAGTTGAAAATCATTTAGTTGATTTAAGTGAAGTAGAAGAAATAGAAGTGATTGAAACAAAGAAAAAACGTGGTAGAAAATGATGAATGTTGCAGATTATATAAAGTGTGTTTTAAAAAAGAAAAAATGGACTAATGTGCAACTTTGTGAAAATTTAAATAAATTAGAGAAAGAATTGGGTGATAGCAGAACAACACCACAAAATATTACTAATTATTTAAATGGTTATCACGACATAAGACCTAAATGGTTAGTAAAAGTTGAGAAAGCGTTGTATTTAGAACAAGGTACTTTATTAAGTATGGTTGCTATGCCTTTATCTAAAGAAGCAAAAAAGGAATTGCAACAAATTATGAAAAGAGTTAATGAAATCAAATTATAAAAGTTAAATAAAAAGGAAGGTGTAATGAATGAAAAATATTTTGGTTTTTGATCAGAGTGGAAGATTTACTTCTTATTGTGATTCTATTGCAGTAGGAAGAAGAAATCCTAAAGGTGTAATTGGTGATGAAGTTAGTAAGTTGTTAGAGAAAAATAATTTATCTATTGATGAATTAATTAAAAAATTAGGAAATAGTTATCATGATACAGTTTTAAGAGTTGTAGATAATCAAGAAATTCCGAAGAAAGCATTTATTCAAAAATTAGTGAAGTTATTTGATGTTGCTGATGATTATTTTGAAGATAGAGAATTAGAAAATGTAATAATTGTTGATGGTGGAGTAGTTGTTGGAAAATATAAAAATAATGAACGTGCATTAGAGGTAAAGAAATTAATTGATGAAGTTATCCACGAAAATTGTGTAAAAAAATTACCGATAATTATAACAATGCCAAATGAATAAGAAAGGAATGAAAAAAATGGTAGTAAAAGCAGTTTATAAAGATAAAGATTATGATTATTTTAGAGATGTAGAAACTAATGAAAAAAGAATATATGGTGATATATTTGAATGTAATGATGAATTAGCAGAGGAAAGAATTAAAAAGGGATTAGTAAAAAAAGCAACTGATAAAGAAACTAAAAAGTTTTTAAACAGTAAGAAACAAGAAAATTAATTATGTGTAGCACTCTTAAAAAGAAAGAGTGATTAAATGAGTAATTTAAAAATTGGCGATAAAATAAAAATACAAAAAGAAGAAAAAAATAAGGAATTAGAAGATACTTTTAATGATATTTTATTAGCATTGAAAACAAATAAATTAAATCAAAGTGAAAAATTAAAATGGTGTGGTACAGCATTAGAAATATTAGAATTATGGTTTAAGGAAGATGAATTAAAATCTGTCAAAGTTGCTAAAAGAAAACTTATTCCAATTTTAGAAGAATTAGTCGTAAAAGGGAGTTTAGATAAAATGGCTCTCTTTTTTGATTTCTATAAAAGAGCTTATTGTTTTTGTGCAAGAAGAGATTTTGAATGTTTTGTAGATTATATTGAATGGAATCAACCTAAAAAGGTACTTGCAAATCGTAGAGAAGTTTTAAAACCATATGTTGATGTTTTAAATAGAATTGCATTTGATGATAGATTACAATTTGTTGTTGTATCTTATCCACCATCAATGGGGAAATCTTATTTATCAACATTATTTACAGCATGGGGATATGGTTTAAGTATTGATAATTCAGTTATTAGAATGTCGTATTCAGATGAGTTAGTATTGGGATTTAGTAGAACAATAAAAGGAATATTATCAAGTCCTGAGTTTGCAGAAATATTTACATTATTTAAATTATATAATGGAAAACCATTTGAAGTTGAACGAGAAAGTGATTGGAAAATTAAAAATGCTAATGTTCCAAAGTCAAATCATATAGCAAGAACAAGAAGTGGTGCAACAACAGGAGAAAGAGCAAATTTTGCAATTATATTTGATGATATGACAAAAGGGGCTGAGGAAGCAAATAGTGAGAGTACTCATAAAGGAATATATGATAAATGGTTGACTGAATGGTGGAATAGAAGAGATGGTGTAAGATGTAAATTTATATTTGTTGGAACACAATGGACACCAGAAGATATTTTAAATAGAGTAATTGAGGACAGAAACAAAGTTTCAAAATTAGTTTTAACTGATAATCCTTATGTAATGGAAAGTTTAGATAAATCAACTGTTGTAATAAGAGTTCCAATGTTAGATTGTGAAGGTAAAACAACGTGTAGTGAAGTTTATCCACAAGAAATTGCCGAACAAATTAAAGATACTACTGATCCATTTCTATTTAGTTGTGTTTATCAACAAGATCCTATTGCCCCAACTGGTAGAGAGTTTGCATGGGAATGTATAAGAACATATGATGAAATCCCAGATAATTTGACTAATAATTCTATGGCAACATTAGATACTGCAAGAAAGGGAAAAGATAATGTTTCAATGCCAATATTTAGAAATGATAATAACGGAAATCATTATTTAGTTGATGCCATATATAAACAAAAACCAATGGATGATTTGTATGATGAAATAATTGAAAAAATAATTGAAAATGTAATTACAACATTAGTAATTGAAAACAATATTGATACATCATTAAAAAGGGTTTTAGAAGATAGATTATTTGCACGTGGTATTTATTGGTGTTCAATTGTTGAAAAATATAACACAGTAAAAAAAGAAGAAAGAATAAAAAATAATCGCGGTATAGTTCAAAAGCAAATGGTATTTCCAAATAAATCACTTGTAAAACCAAACACAGATATAGGAAGAATGATGGATAATTTAACCAAATATTCATTTGATAAACCAAACTTGCATGATGATGGAATAGATTCAATTTGTATGTATGCAGGTGAAATAATTTTGGGTAAAGGTAATTTTTTTAAACCTAAAGCAATAAAAAGACCATTTTAACTCAATTGTTGTTGAGATATTATACAGGGTTTATTGAATATATCTTATAAATAAGATATAACCACAATGAACAGCCAAGTTTTTCCCTTCATTGGTTGTTTAGTGCTACACGGGAGCATAACCGTAAATTTAATTTATAGGTGTGTTCCCTTATTTATTATTTGGGAACTTCTAAATAATGAAATGTGGTGAAATAATGGAAGATACAAACAAAGTTGAAAATGAGAATACAAGTAATGTTGAAAGACCGAAAGAAAGTTTTTCACAGACATTAATTGGACCACTAGAAATGCGTTTATTTGGAAGAAAAATAATTTATGCAGATTATGATTCTTCACAAATGAATGAAAAAATAATTGAAAAAATTTTAAATGATGTTTTTAGTGTTCATCTTCAAAATTCAAATGAAATAGATTATTTAGAAAAATATTATAAAGGTTATCAACCAATTTTAAATAAAACAAAAGAAGTAAGACCAACGATAAATAATATTGTTGTTGAAAATAATGCTTACTTTATTGTTGAATTTAAAAAAAGTTATGAGTTTGCAGAGCCGATTCAATATGTTCAAAGAGGTGAAGTGGCAAATCCAGAGGTGGCAGTTTTAAATGGGTACATGTTAGCAGAAGATAAATATCCAAAAGATACAGAGTTAGCAGAGAGTTTATTTGTTAGTGGTATAGGTCATCGACTTGTATTACCAAATATAAATGAAGATAGTCCATTTATGATTGAGAACTTAGATAGTAAACATACTTTTTGTGTTTATTCAAGTTATCTACCACATGAAATGTTGTTTGCTTGTACTTATACTAAAAGTGCTAGAAATGACAGTATTCGTGGAAGTATATATACAAAAAATGCTTATTTTACTTTTAATAGTGGCTCATTAGCAACAGCTTTTAATGTTAAGTTCGAGCAATTTCATATTTTAGGTGAAATTCCTATAATTGAATATTATCTAAATAAATCAAGATTAGGAATAATTGAGGTAGTAATGGATATTTTAAATCAATTAAATAGAGTTACTGCTGATGAGATTGATGGACTTGAACAGTTTATACAAAGTATTTTAGTTTTTGTTAATCAAGATATTGATAAAGAGGATTATGAAAGTTTACTAGATTTAGGTGCCGTTAAAATAGCAACAAGTGATCCGAGCAGACCAGCTGATTTAAAATTATTATCAAATAATATTGACCATACAAATACTAAGGTATTACATGATAGATTATTTAATACTGCTTTAAATATTGTTGGTATTCCTAAAAATAGCGACAAAGTAAGTGGTGGAGATACAGGACAAGCAAGATTATTAGGTGAAGGTTGGACAATGGCAGATGAAAGAGCCAAACAAGATGAAATGGCATTTAAAAGATGTGCTAAACCTGAAATTAAAATAATTTTGAGAATATGTAAATTAGCTCCTAATAGTAATATTAAGACATTAACTATAAAAGATATTGACCAACAATTTACAAGAAACAAATCAGATAATTTCTTAGTTAAATCTCAAGGATTAATGAATCAAATTCAAAGTGGAATTGCTCCTGATATAGCAATGACTACAAGTGGTTTATATAGTGATTCTAATGAAGCATTTAATAAATCAATGGAATTTTATGGTGGAATTGAAAATTGGATTAAATTATTTGTAGGTCAAGCAAGTAAGATGTTAAATGAAAAGAAGAATTTAAAAGAGAATTTAAACTGATAATACAGTTAAATAAATTTGCTTATCGTGTGAAGCATAATAACACGACACTCAATTGTTGAGGCGAGACAACCATAAAAACGTAAGAGTGAGAAAGGTTTAAAATGAAGGAAAGTATTGAAAGTGTGTTAAATGATGAAAGTTTAACAACAACTGAAGAAAGAGTTGAAGCGATTTCAAAAGCATTAGCAACATTAGTTATACCAAAAGATAAGTTTAATGATGTGAATAATAAGTTAAAGACAACTGAAACTAATTTAACATCATTACAAAATGAATATGATCAATTCAAATTATCAAAAATGACTGATGATGAAAAGAATGAAGCAGAAAGAAAAAAATTGGAACTAGATAAAAAAGCAAATGCAATTAAATCTAGTGAGTTAGCAGTAAAAGGATTGTTATTAGATAATGGAATTAAAGTAAATGATGATGATATTGAACTAAAAGAAACATTACAAAATATCATTAGTGAGGATTGTGAAAAATCAGTTAAATTGGCAACGAGTTTTATATCTTTATTAAATAAAACAAAAGACCAAACTGTTAAAGAAACAACTACACAATTATTAAATAGCACACCAAAACCAATTGGTGGTACTAATAGTTCATCTAGTGTAAGTAAAATGGATGAATTGAAACAAGAATTAAAAACTGCTATTGAAAATAAGGATACAGTTAAACAAACATTATTAATGACACAAATATTTCAAGAAGAACATAAGAAACCTAGTATTTAATTTAAATAGCACTCTTAATAGATAGGGAAAGAAATAAATTGAGGTGAAATATATGCAAGATACAATAGTTCAATCATTTGCTTTTCCTAATTATTCAGGAATTTTATATAATAAAGCAAATACTAAAACTCCATTTTTGAATTTAATAAGTGGAAAAGTTAAATATACAAATTCAGTTGAATTCGTTTGTGGACAATATTACACAAGTGAGGAAGGAGAAATTCCAAATATTAGTGAAACAGCATCATTAACTGCTCCAAATGGAACAGCTGTTACAAGAAGTCAATTAAGCAATGTAACACAAATATTCCATGAAAAAGTATCAATTAGTTATGCTAAACAATCTAATATGGCAACCTTAAGTGGTGTAAATATTGCTGGACAAACTGCAAATCCACAAGATGAACTTGCTTTTCAAGTAGCAAGAAAAATGGAAAAAATTAAAAGAGGAATTGAAAAGACATTTATTCAAGGAAAATATAATAAAGCAACAAAAGATAGTGAAGTTAATAAAACTAGAGGAATGCTTGAAGCAATTACAACTAATACAATTGATTCAGCAGGTGAAAAACTTGATTTATGGTTAGTTAATGATGTTGTAACAAATATCAATGATGCTGGTGGTGATATTTCTAGCTTAGTTGTATTCTTAAACTCTGTTAACTTACTTCAATTACATGCCAATGCAATTGAATTAGGAATGCCAGTTGGTAAAGAGTATATGAGTGCATTTGGTATTTTAGTTAGAGATTTAATTTTACCAGTAGGAACAACTGTAAAATTAGCATTAGGTGAATTTATCCCTGATGGAACTGCATTAGTTATTAATGAAAGTGTAATTGGTCCAGTTGAGCAACCAGTACCAGAAAAAGGTAATTTCTTCTTAGAGGAATTAGCAAGAGTAGGTGCAGGTGTTAGTTATCAAATATTTGGTCAAATTGGATTAGATCATGGACCAGAATGGTATCATGGAAAAATTACTAACTTATCAACTGAGTTTGCAAAACCACAAGGAAGAAAAGTTGTAACAGTATCAGCTAGTGAAGAAGTAACTGGATAATAAAAAAATGAGGAAGTGTATTTATGAGTAATGAATTGAAAAAAATGCGACTAGAAATTCTCGGTAATTCAACCGATGATACTAATGATGAAGTGTTTAATAATATGCTAGAAAACGCAACAATTATTGCTTTAAATACACTTTATCCTTATGATTTAGAAATTCAAGAGTTGCCAAATAATATAAGGATAAAAAATTGGGTTGTAAGATGTGCAATTGAATTATATTTGAAAATAGGAAATAACAATGTTCAATCGTATAGTGAAAATGGATTATCAATTACATATATGACAGGTCTAATTTCAACAGAGTTAATGAATGAATTAATTCCAAAAGCAGGTGTTCCAAAATGATAATAGGAAGAAATGCTTATCCTAATAATTGGAAAAAAGAATGTTATATAGTTAGTAAAATTCAAATAAAAAATGATGAAGAAGGTAATGAGATAGTTGAATATGATAAACCTAGTAAATACTTATTCAATTATCAACCAGTAAATTCAAATGCTGAAATTGTAGAATTTGGTGAACGTGCCAATATGATGAAAAAAGCAGTTATACCTATTTCGTATAAAAATAAATTTAAAGAATTTGATTTGGCATATTTAGATGGTGCAAATCCACAAAATGAAATTAATAATGGTGATAATGCAAATTATAGATTATTACCACCACGAAATGGTAATGCAGTAATAATTATATATTTTGAAAAAATTGCTGGAAAGTAGGTAATTAATGTATAAGTTTACAAATGGAATAATAGTTTATGATTCAAAAACAAAAGATAAATTTTTGAAAAATGGATATAAATTAGTAAAAAAAGAGGAAGTAGATGGCAATAAGCAATCTAACAATAGAATTATCAAAGAAAAGTCTAAAACGAGCAATAAATTATCTAAATAAGTATAAGGTAGCATATGAAAAGGGTGTTGAAAATGCTATAGAATATGCAACCGAATTAATGTATGAAAAGGTAAAACAGTATTGCTATGATAATGGAATATTAAACCATACAAGTAAAATTTATAAAGAATATGACAATATTAAAAATATTGGAAAAGTTTGGACAAATGATATGGTTTTAATTTTTAACGAAATGGGAACAGGAATAACTGGTATGAACAATCCACATCCTAGTCCTAATGGTGCATTCAAAAGTTGGAAATATGATGTAAATGAACATGGTGAAAAAGGTTGGTATTATCCAAAAGAAGATGGAACTTTTGGTTGGACGAAAGGTTTACCAAGTAGGCATATGTTTTTTAGTGCATTTAATGAGATTAAAGGTGAGATTGGAAATATTGTCAATGTTGAAATAAGAAAGACAGTAGGTGATTTATATTGATTATTCATAATGTGTTTGAAAATATGATTTTTAAAGAGTTAAAAGATTATGTTGAAACTAAATCTAAATATAGTCCATTATTAACGAAAAAACTACCGCAAGAAAGTAAAATTTTTCCGATTGTTCCAATAAAATTAATGCCTTATGAAAATCGTTTTAATAATTTGAATTATAGTGAAGAAACATATGATTTTGTAATTGATATTAATGTTTATTCTATAGATAAAACAGTAGATGGTGTTAAAGTATCAAAAAGAACAATTTGCAATGAAATTACTGAAAAAATTGTGGAATATTTTAGAAATAATTTGAAAGTGAAAATAAAAGTAGAAACTGATGTTTATAACATAGATACAAATGTTCATAGAAACAATATAAAAATTAGTGGAAGATTAGATACAAAATATGGAGAAAACAAATTAGTCATTTATCCGAATTAAGCACTTTAAGTATAAGGGAATTATATGAGAGGTGAATAAAATGAATGAAGTAATAGCAATGAATGATGTAGGTATTGAGTTAAGAATTAAATCAAGTGGTGAAGCCAAATACCCATCTGACATTACAGTAAAAATTAAATCTACTCCTGCAACAGGACAAGCAGGTGGAACAATTGAAGCAACGACACATAGTGATCCAACAAAAGTGTATGTTCCAGATAGACCAGATACTGGCGATATGGATTTTACTTACAATTATACAGAAGCAAATTATACAGCAGTAAAAGCTTATTGTGATAATACCCAAAAAGATATTCTTATTAAGTATCCTGATGGAACTGGTGTTGAATACAAGGGTGTATGTCAAACATGGAGAAATGAAGTTGCAGTTGGTGGATTAGTTGAATGTACATTACATACTGTTCCAAGCACAAGTCCAGAAGATAAAACTTCAGCTGAAGTTGCAGAATTAATAACTGCATAATAAAAAAAGAAAGAGGGAAAAATGAGAAAATTAAAATTAACGATTAATCAAAAAGATTATGTATTAGAAATGAATCGATTAACAATTAAGTGGTTAGAAGCAAATGGTTTTTCAATGGAAGATTTCGAAAAGAAACCAATAACACATTACGATTTGTTATGGATTAGCTTGTTTTTAACAAACCATAAAGAGGTTAATCCTAATTTAGCAATGAAATTGTTAGATAGTTATGAAAAGGAAAAGGGTGGAAGAATGTTGACAAAAGTAATTACATTTGCGATAGAAGAATATCAATCTTTTATGAATGCCCTAACCGATACAGAATTGACTACGAACGAAGAGAAACTAGAGATAATCGAATCATAGATGAAAAACAAGAAAAAGGCACAAAGTACAAAAACTTAACAGATTGGTTTTATGATTTGTTGCCTATGGCAATCACATACGGTATGTCTGTGAAAGAGTTTTGGGAAGAAAGCCCTGACTTATTCTGGGCATATCGTTTTTCTTATTACAATAAATTAGAAAATGAACATCAAATGGTAAATAACAGTGCATGGTTACAAGGGGCATATTTTTATGAAGCAATATCGGTTGCATTAGGAAATGTATTTGGTAAAGAGAAATTATATTATTCAAAACAACCTTATGGTGGAAGCAATGAAGAACCAAAGAAAGAAGATACATTAAATAATGCAGTAATAGAAATAAAAGGAAGAATATCGCAAGTACAAGCCATTTGGAAAAATAAAGAAAAAAGTAGTACTACCGAAATTAAAAACGAGGTGGTGAAAAAATAAAATGAATGAAGAAACATTAGAATTAGAGATTAAAG